GACACGAAGCGGGCGCTGGGCGATATGCACGTCGCGCACCGCGCGCTGGTGATCGCCAGGGAGGGCCGCCCGGTCAAGCCGGAGAACCTGCCCGACCCGTCGCGCGAGCCTGTCGCGGGGTAGCCCGTGACGCACGCGACCGGCCCACGCTCCGGGCGCACCACGCTGGCATCCACCAGCCTCACGCGCATGAGCGCGGTGTCGGTGCCGTGTTCGAGTGTGGCGCTGAAGGCGATCAGCGGCACGCCGGAGATCGGCGATGAGTCGCTGGCCGCAGGTGCCGGGTGGCCGCTCGAAGAGCCGATCGCAATGGACGTCTCGGACTTGCGCGAGGTCTACGTGATCGGCGCAGCCGGTGATGTGATCGGCTGGCTGATCCTGAAGTTCGAGTAATGGCGCGGATCAGCTTTCCGGGCGGCGGCAGCGGCCAATACAAGACGTCCCCGCTGTTGCCGGGCAAGGGTTTCACGCTGGTCGATCGTGCGGTCGAGTATTACGAGCGCCGCTACCAGGGCATCCGGGTGCCGACCGGCGCCGCCTGCGTGATCCGCTCCGACGACTCGGGCCTGACCGAACACGACATTGTTGGGCCGCTGCTGAACGCGCGTGCGCTGACCGGATCGTTTGTCACGAACACGCGCATCCAGCCGTACTCGACCTTCACGCACATGACCACGGCGCAGATCGCGGAGCTGCGCGGGTGGGGTCACGAAATCATCAACCACGGCGCCGATCACCGCGACCCCGCTTCCTACGCCGCGATGTTCGCTGATATCGCGTTGTGCCAGCAGGACTTGATCGACGTGAACGTGTATGCCGATTCGTTCGTGCAGCCGGGCAACTGGACGAACCTGTACGTGGACACGATCGCGGAGGTCGAGAACAAGACCTACGACCGATTCTTCCGGGGCAACTTCGCCGCCTCCGGGCACTACGTCCAAGACCCCTCAGAGCTGGGCGTCACGCATCCGTTCATGGCGTGGCGCAAGTTCGGCGGCATGTACCAAGAGCTGCTGGACCTGCACCCGACTACGGACCTGTTCGCAATGGTGGACGAAGTGATCGCGCGCAGCGGCTTCTTCCACATGCTGCACCACAATTACCTGATCGACACGGTTGGCGCCGGTCGCTGGACGACGGCGGATTACACGGCGGTCGTGGACTACATCAAGGCCAAGCGCGACGCGGGCCTGATCGACGTGCTGAGTTTCACCGGCAGCCTGTTCGCGGAAGTCGGGCCGTATATCAACATCTGCACCGACCCCGACTTCGAGCTGTCGCACAACGACCCCTTCCCGGCGACCACGACCACGTGGGTCGGCTGGGAGCCGTTCACCGGCTCGCCGTCGTGCCCGGTCGTCGGCGGGCTGGCGCTGTCGGGCACGCAAGTCGCGCAGACCACGAACGCCGACGTGCTGCGCAAGCGCATGCCGCGTGACTCCTTCGCGCAGGCGGAAGTCACGATCTACGCGCGCAGCTCAGGCGCCAACACGGGCGCGGTGATAACGGTGCTGGGCGGCAGCGGCGGCACCGCCACCTACACGCGCACCACGGCGGTCACGAACGCGGGCTGGACGAAAATCCAGTTTCTACTGGCGCCGATGGGACCGTCAACGGCGTCGATCCGCTTCTTGCTGGCATCGGACTCGGGCACGCCGGTCTATTGGGACTCCTGCCGCATCATCAAGCGGTAGGTCCGTGAAGCTGGGTACTCTGGCGCACGTGGACGTCGGTTTGACGATTGGCCTACTCGTAGGCGCCGTGTACGGGCTGGCCGCGCTGACGATCGCGCTCGCCTACCGTGACCGCGCCGACGCGCGCCACCACGACGAGCGCCGCGAAATGCTGTCGCGCATCCAGCACCCCGATCTCGTCTCGCACAAGGCCGCGCTCGATTGGGAAGTGCCGCCGCAGGAGCCGTCGGCGCTCGACCAGCCGGAGCTGGCAATGGCCGGGCGCGTGTTCGAGGGCGAAGACGAAGACGATGGCGCGCCCACTCCCGACCCGCGACTGAGCTGATATGGCGCGCGATTCTGCCGGGCAGACACCAGGGACGGCGAACATGCCGGAGAGTCAGCGCGAGACGCTCGACCACGCGCGCAAGTGCTTCGAGCGCGCGAAGGCGACGCGCTCGCACTACGAGCCGGATTGGTTCCTGAACCTCTCCTACGTGGTCGGCGACCAATGGGTCTACTGGAATCGCGGCCACCTTGAGCGCCCGCGCTTCGACACGCGCGATCCCGTTACCGACAACCGCATGCAGGGCATCGTCAACACGCGGATCGCGCGCAAGACGAAGAGCCGCCCGGTGTTCGTCGCTACGCCGACGTCGGCTGACGAGGCCGATATGGAGTCGGCGCGGCTCACCGATCAGGTACTCGAATCCGATTGGGAAGAGCTGAAGCTGACCAAGAAGCTGTACGCCGCGCTCAACTGGAGCGAGATCATCTGCGCGGGCTTCTGGAAGATCTACTACGACCCCACGAAGGGCAAGTCGGACGACTATCTGGTGCAGCGGGGCGAAGAGGGCGCGAGTGCCTATATGGGCGAAGACGGGCGCCCGATGCGCGTCTCCGACCACCCCGAGGGTGAGCCGATGCCGGAGGGTGTCGAGCCGATGCCGGTCGCGCAGGGCGAAGCCTGCATCGAAGTGATCTCGCCGTTCGAGTTCTTCCCCGACCCGCTGGCGACGTCGATGGAAGACCTTGAATGGTGCGTCGAGGTAAAGGTGCGCTCCGTGGACTACGTGCAGGAGCGCTACGGCTTCAAGGCCGACCCCGACACCGACGCACCGCTGGGCATCGCCGAGTCACGCATGACCGGCTTCAGCGTGTTGCCGGGCATGAGCGGCGCATCGTCGCGCACCACCAAGCAGCGCGGGGTGAAGGTCTACGAGTTCTGGTCGAAGCCGTCGCCGCGCTTCCCCGACGGCGTGAAGATCTGCTGGTGCAACGAGACGATCCTGCACCAAGATGACAAGCCCTTCGACGCGATCCCCTACGTGATGTTCGGCGCGCAGGACGTCCCCGGTCGCTTCTGGCCGATGACCTGCACGACGCAACTGCGCGGGCCGCAGACGCAGCTCAACCGCACGAAGACACAGATCTACGAGAACCTGGCGCGGATCGGCAACCCGATCATGCTCTGGTCGCGCTACGCCGGGAAGATGAGCTATCGCGGCCTGCCGGGCGAGACGATCTACTACGACGACACCACGCCCAACTCCGTCCCGCGCTACCTGAACCCCCCGGAGATCCCGGTCTACATGCGCGAGGAAGTGGAGCGCATCGAAGGCTCGATGCAGGAGATCGCGGGCCTGCACGAAGTCTCGAAGGCGACCGTTCCGGCAGGTGTCACCGCCGCGTCGGCGATCAACCTGCTGCAAGAGGCCGACGACACGCGCCTGGGACCGGAGGTAGCAGCCACGGAGCAAAGCGTCGCCGAGGCCGGGCGCAAGCTGATGCGCGTGCGCGCGGCCTACACCGACGACTCGCGCATGGTCAAGATCGCGGGCGAGGATGGGGATTGGGATATCCAAGAGTGGAAGGGCACGATGCTCGATGAGAGTGTCGGCGTGTCGGTCCAGTCCGGCTCGATGATGCCGCGCTCGAAGGCCGCCAAGCAGGCGGCGATCTTGGAAGTGATGCAGGTGGCGCTCCAGTACGGGCTGCCGCTGCAACCGCGCAACATCAGGCGCGTGCTGCGCGAGTACGAGATCGGCGGCCTGGACCGGCTGTTCGCCGATATCGGGCGCGACGAAGAGCAGATCCAATGGGAGAACCGGATGCTGTCGCAGGGCCAGCAGCTCCCGATCAACTCCTTTGACGACGACGATCTGCACATCGTCGGGCATGAGGAATACTGCAAGACGGGCCGCTGGCGGCGGCTGCCGCCCGAGGCGCAGCAGCTCATCCTCCAGCACATCGCCGAACACCGCGCCCGCCGCGTCGCGGCTACCAACGCGCAGATCCAGACGATGCAGCAGGAGGCCGCAGGCTCGATGCAGGCGCAGACGGAGCAGACGGTCACGCAAGAGCTGGCGAAGGCTGCTGTCTCCCCGGCGAGTCAGAATGGCGGCGCATGAAAGCACGTGACCGGCTCGCCAGCACTCTTAGCAGGCGCCGCTTCGAGGACGGCAGCTCCACGACGTCGGCGGCGCAAAAGCAGATGCGGATCACGCGCCCGCCGCGCGTGCGCCCGCGTAAGCGCACCAACTGGCCGCGCCCTACGTCGGACGTGATGGGCCGCCACCCGCGCGTCAAGAGCTGATGCCCTGGCCGCCCGATCAGGCTCGCGCAATCGCCGCCTCCTACTCGAAGCGCGGCAAGCCGATCCCCGGCCACGTCAAAGACGAGCTGCGCAGCTCGCTCACTGGCAAGCGCCGCAAAAAGAAGCGGTCCAGCGCCCGCGATACCCTGGCCGGGCGCATGACAAAGCGGCGACGTCATAGGAGGCACAAGTGAGAAGCGGAATGATCCCCGGCATCAGCCAGGTCGATGCCGCTCCCCGGCAGTCGCTCGCGGAGCAACGCGGCGCGATCCAGAAGCGCGGCTACGCGAACATGCAGCAGTCGCGGCCAGTCGAGATCTTGGCGAACCGCCTCACCACGGCGGTTCAGCAAGGCGGCGCTCGGCGTCTCGTCGGGCGCTCACCCCGAATGACGTACTAGGAGGTAGTGATGCCGCAGGCAACCCGTTCCGCCAAGCGTCGTAGCTCGAAGAAGAGCGCGCCGCGCAGCGCCGCGCAGAAGCGCGCCGCCGACACGCCCGCCGAGAACAAGAACCCGCCGTCGAAGGACTCGGCAGACGACGTGCTGGCCGCCGCGCAGGTGGCCGACGTGCCCTCCACGCTGACGACTGGAGGCGTGCAGATCAACGACCTGACCAAGCGCTCGGATTCCGACATCATCCTGGGCCACTTCGCCACGATCGTCGGTGGCGACCACACGTTCACCTACCCCGACCCGGACGTGACCCGGACGGACCCGGAGACGGGGGAGCAGAAGACCGAGAAGGCACCGGAGCGCAAGATCAACCTGATCGGCCAGCGCGTCGTGCTGGAGTCCGTCGTGTCCACGGGCAAGGACGGCTACCCGGAGCTGGTGCAGGTGCGTCTGTCGCGCCCGTCGAGCGCGCTGGTGCAGGTGCCCTACAAGGATCTGGCTCCGGCCACCGCTCTCTAGGGAGACGTGAAGGCGCGGGCCGCAAAAGCGGAAGCGCGGCGGCTGACCACGGCAATACGCCGGTCGCCGCCGCGCAACGCGCCGGACCTGACGAAGCAACTCGACGCCGCCGACGCGGCGCTCGATCGCGCCGGAGCAGACCCCGCGCTGCCCGGCGAGCGCTCCCACGACCCGATCGGCTCGCTGGAGGCGCTGGTGAAGCGGCTCAAGCAGGACGCGAGCATGCTCACCGCGCTGGGCGACCTGATCGCGTCTCTGGACGGCATCGCGCAGGGCGCCTTGTCGCCGGGGCGCGCGCAGGCGCGTGACGTGCTGGCACCCGCGACGCACTCCGGTCAGGTGCGTGAAGCGCGCACCGAGGCGCCGTCGCGTCCTGAATAGCAGCTACGCTCGCGCCAACTACTTCTGCCAGGGACCGTTACAGCCTGCGGGCCAGGGACGGTTACAGCCGAAAGGAAACACATGAGCGAGATCCGCGTACAGCATCAGCCAGCCGACACGAATCCGTGGGCGCATCGTCCCGGTGGTCTTCCGCCAATGGCCGGAGGGGCACCAGAGGGCGACGCAGCTCCCGTGGATGGTGGTGGCGGGGAAGCTGACGGCCAGGGCGCGGGCGTCGCCGAGGGTTCGTCGGGGTTGCGTCCCAACCTTGACGGACTCGCTCCCGGCGTCAAAGAGCAAGTCTCGTCGTTGCTCGATCAGTACGAAGGCAACGCCACCAAGAAGTTTCAGGAGCATGCGGAGTTCCGCAAGCAATGGGAGCCGTATGAGTCGCTGAAGCTGCATGAGTTCGACCCCGACTATCTCGGCGAGCTGATCCAGTTCTCCGAGATCTTCGAGGACGAGGGCCGCTTCGATTCGTGGCTCAAGGATGCGGCATCGCAGCGCGGCCTCCTGTCGCAGAACGGTGCGCAGCCGGGTGCTGACGAGGGCGACGAAGGCGACGACTTTGACGTGCCGCAGACGAAGGCCGATCTGGACAGTTACGTTCAGGAGAAGATCAGCGAGGCGCTAGGCCCGATCCAGCAGAAGACGCAGGAGCGGGAGGCAAGCGAAGCGGTGCAGCAACAGGCCGCCCAACTCGATCAGTCGCTCGACAAGATGCTGACCGCCGACGGCGTGGACCTAGAGCAGTTCGACCCCGAGGATCGGGACACGATCTTCGCGCTCGCGCTGCGCTATGGCGACGACGAACGCGATCCCGTGGCGAAGGGCTACGAGGATTACAAGCGCTTGACGGGCAAGGTCGAGAAGGGTGTGGTCGAACGTCGTGTCGGTCGGGGACGTGCCCCGGAAGGCAGCGGCGGAGCAGCGCCGGTGGACTCGCCGCAGCGCCCAAAGACCTTCAAGGAAGCCTCTGAGCTGGCAAGGGAGCGCGCAAGGCAGATGATGGCGACGCGCTGATGCGTCGTCACCTTGAACGCTAGGAGACGCAAGTGGCTGTAACCGCACAGACTCAGACGCTCGCCCTGGCGAACGATCTCCTGAAGGATCTCTACATCGGCCCGTTGGTCGAGCAGTTGAACCAGAAGACCTACCTGATCGACATGATCGAGCGGGAGTCCGATGGGATCGACTTCAGAGGCCGGAAGGCAGTCGTTCCGCTACGGATCGGGCGCAACCGTGGGCGCGGCTCACGGGCAGACAACTCGGCGATGCCGCAGGCTGGCCGCCAGAACGTCGATGCCGCTGAAGTGAATATGCGTTACCACTACATCGGCATCGAGATCACCGACCCGACGATCGAGGCCACGAAGGGCGGCGACGGCGCGTTCGTGAGCGCGCTGGAGCTGGAGACGGACGGCGCTGCCGACGATCTCCGCAAGGATCTGAACCGCCAGTGTTTCGGTGAAGGAACCGGGCAGTTGGCGTCGATCAGCTCGACGGGTGCGAACACCACGCACACGCTCGACTCGGTGCAGTATGTGGACGTGGGCGACCCGGTGGACGTGAAGACGATCACCACGGGCGCCGACGTCGGCACCAACCCGCGCACGATCACGGCGCGCGTCGGTGGTGCCACCAAGACGGTCACGTTCGACACGTCCGTCACGCCGACCGGCGCATCGCTCGACGCGGTGTTCCTGGCCGGTTCCCGTCTGAACGAAATGGACGGGCTGCGCAACATCGCCGGTCTGACAACCGGCACGTTGCACAACATCGACAAATCGACCAATGCCTTCTGGCGCCCGTCGGTACGGGCCGCTGGTAGTGCGGTCGCTGGTGAGTCGCTCTATGAGCAGCTCGCCGACGACGTGGGCGCCTCCGGGCGTGGCGAGGTCGAGATCTTCCTGACGTCGCGCGGCGCGCGGCGCAGGCTGGCCGACACGTACCAAAGCCAAAAGCGGTTCAACGACGCGCAAGCGACGAAGATCCACGGCGGCTACTCGGCGATCATGGTCAACGAAGTCCCCGTCGTCGCTGACGACGACTGCCCGCGAGGGTGGATCTTCGCTATCAACCACGACGCGCTGAAGTGGTACGAGTTGTGCGAGCCGAAGTGGATGGAAGACTCGGGCGGATCGGTCCTGGCACTCAAGGACTCGACCACGCCGACGCAGGGCAAGATGAACGTGTGGCAGGGCTGGCTGAAGTGGTACGCCGCTCTCGGCTCACACGCTCCAAACCGTCTCGGCGCGATCTCTGGAGCAGCCGACGACGACCCGGTGTAAACCGGACCTTCCTCTCCCGAGTGAAGGGGACGAACGAGAGGGGCGCCTACGGGCGCCCTTCTCACGTCCGGGCGGCAGCTCAGAATGACGCGCGTGTTCGACCGTTATGCGCTGCTCCAGCCGCCGCCCGAAAGCTACGAGATCGAACCGGCGTCGATCGCGCAGGTGCGCATGGGTCGCTCCGGCGCGCTGGTGTTGATCGAAGACGACGTGTGCGGGGTGGCGATGAGCCTGCGCGAGATCGACCACCGGCTGCGGGTGCGCTGGTCGGGTGCCGGTGAGTATTACGTCGTCTACTACGAGCATGCCGATCCCTGCGTGGACTGCGGCTTCCCCGAGACGTGCGAGAAGGGCCGCGCGGAGCTGATCCTGACCGCGCAGGAGATCGACCAGCGGATCGTGAAGCGCGTCGAGCTGATCGACCAGCATGGCCGCGCCGGTTATGACTTGGTGAAGGAGATCGAGCGCCAGGACGCGGAGCGCGACAAGCCGATGCGCTTTGATGACGAGACGCGCGACTCGATCGAGCGCAGGGTCCACGAAATGCGCAAGGTCGCCGGTCAGGCAGGCTCGATCGTGGTGCCCGGCTAGTGGCTGGCCTGGACGACTTCCAAGCGCTGTATCAGGAGACGCTCGATCACGGGTTCGGCACCGCGCGCTATCAGACCTACGCGCAGGACAAGTGCAACGAGGCGCAACTGGAGATCGCAAAGAAGCTCGACATTGACGAGCTATCGACCATCCAGACGATCTCGACCGTGGCGGGCACCGGCACCACCGGCTTGTCGTCCAACTTCCTGCGCCTCCAGTACGTGTTCGAGTCCACCAACGACGCAGCCCAAGACGTGCTTTCACCGCTGCCCGACGGCATGACGCTGGAAGAGCTGGACCGGCTGCGCCGGGGTAAGCCGTCGCATTGGCTGTTGCAGGGCCAGTCGATCCTCTGGTACCCGGTGCCCGACAAGGTGTATTCGATCGTGATTCGCTACTTCAAGGTGCCGACCACGATGGTCGCCGACGGCGACTTGCCGGAGATCCCGCTGGAGCTGCGCCCGGCGATCGTCAGCTACGCCGTCGCCATGTGTTACCGGCGCGAGCAAGACCTGGCCGCCTACCAGGCGTTCATGGGCGAGTTCAACCGGCAGGTGCTTGACGGCGCCAAGAAGCAGCAGGCCGGAGTCGGTGCGATGCCGACGCAGGTTCCGGGCATGTGGTAGCCGGTGCGCGGCAAGCCGGTCAACTTCATGCAGTTCGCTCGCGGCCTGGCTGGCGAGCCGGAATACCTGCTCAACCCTGAGTACCTGCGCGCCGCGCGCAACGTCGTCCCGCTCGACACGGGCGGAGTGCAGACACGTGACGGCTTCGCCGCATTGTCGGGCGCGCTGGGCATCACGGCGCCGACGGGCCTGATCCCGATAGAGGCGGGCGGGATCAAGTATCTGGTCGCCAACAACGCGGCTGATATTCGCCGCATCAAGGCTTCCGACGGCACGATCACGACGATCACCGATCCGGGCGGAGTGCTGAACACGCGCCCGGTGAGTGCGATCACCAGCGGCGGCCAGGGACCGATCTACTGTCCGGGGCTGGCCGCATGGACGAAGTGGCAGTACGGCGGCGGCGCAGCCGCGAGCGCATGGACGGCGAGCGCGGGCACCCTGCCGACCGGCCTGTTCGCCTTGTGGCACGCCTTCCGCATGTGGGTCACGGGTGATTGGGGCGGCACCAATGCGTCGCGCGTGTCGGCCTCTTCGCTGGGCGACCCGCGCAACTGGAGCGCGACCGCGCCCAACGATGCGTTCTCGGTCGATCTCGACCCCGAGGACGGTCAGCTTGTGACCGGCATCGCGCCGGTCGGTCCTTACGTGCTGGTGTTCAAGGAGCGCAAGACGTTCATCATCTACGACACCAACAACGGCGCAAGCCGCCAGATCTCGAACACGATCGGCGTGCCCGCTGGCTATGACAAGTCGATCCAGCCGTCGCCCTACGGCGTGTTCTTCCTGAGCCACGACGGCGTGTATGTGACCGACGGCCAGGGCGTTACGAAGGTGTCGGGTGTCTACGACGGGTTCCTGAAGGGCGACGTCAACTACCAGACGCAGGACGCGGCGGGCGTGTTCTTTGGTGACCACTACTACTTGCAGGTGACGCTCACCAACTCCGACGCGAATATGACGCTGCTCGACTACGACGCGAAGACGAAGACGTGGTGGCGGCAGGGCTTTCAGGAGCAGTCGGACGTTGCGCGAGCGATCCGCTCCTTTACGGTCGCGCCCAACCCGACCACGCTGCGCCCGGAGCTGTATGCGGTCTGCGACGACGTATCAGGCGGGGACAAGCTGTTCCGCGCGTTCGTGTCCGGCCAGCAGACCGATTCGAGCCTTGCGTTCGATTGGTTCATGCAGCCGGGGTGGCACGTGTTCGGCGAGCCGTCGGTGAACAAGCGCATCACGGAGCTGCGCCTGGACTCGGCGAATCTCGACTCGGCGGTGGAGGCGATCCCGTTCGTGGAAATGGCGTTCGTGCCGTCGCAGGAGATCGTGCTGTCGCCGCTGACGAATGTGCAATGGGAGGCGCAGGTGGCAGAGCTGCCTACGCAGGCGCGCTTCTACACGCCGGGCTGGGGGCGCGCGATCGGGCTGCGCATGTACCAGCGCAACTCGCGCTGCCGCATCGACGGCTACATGATGGGCGTCGCGCTGCGGGCTGACTAGTGAGCATCATCATCCCCAAGAGCGGCGAGCCGCTCGAAGAGACGGTGCGCAAGATCCTGTCGGATCACAACGGCCACCTGACGACCGACAACTTCGAGGTACGCGCAACCGACCTGTCGAAGATCGCGCGGCCCGGCAGCTTCGACGGCTCGCTGATTTCCGACGACTCGATCACCGACCAGCAGCTCGCGCCGGATTCGGTTACGTCGAGCGAGATCGCTGCCGACGCGGTGGGGTCGAGCGAGATCGCCGCCGATGCTGTCGGCTCATCCGAGATTGCAGCCGACGCCGTGGGCGCGTCAGAGCTGGCGGTGCTGGTGGATCTGACCAAACCCGTCGTGACGTCGCTGCCCGGCTCGCCGACCGACGGCGAAGTGATCTTTTATCAGTCATCGGGCATGGCAACCGATGGGCTGGTGTGGATGCTGAAGTATCGAGCTGGCTCCGCTTCGACGCACAAGTGGGAGTGCGTCGGCGGCTCGCCGCTGTTCATCAAGGACGACGGCAACCGCCGCACTACCAGCACGACTTACGTGGACGTGCCCTCTGCTGGATCGCCGTCGATCACGGTCCCGCTGGCTGGCGACTACGACGTGTGGGGCGGCTGCTCAATGGCATCCGACGGTGTGGATGCCGGAATCTTCTCGGTCAAGCGCGGCGCGTCGGCAACGTCGGACACTGACAACATCGCGGTCGGGAACATGAGCAGCAACGGGCAGGGACCGGGCGGTGGCTGGGGGCTGCGCTTCGCCGGGCTGGCCGCCAGCACCGTCTTGAAGGGGCAGGGCCGCTGCACCGCTGGCGCCGGGCTGGGCATCCTGTTCTCGCAGCCGCGTCTCTACGTGTTGCCGGTGCGAGTGTCATAGGTCCGGTCGAATCGGCATGATCTAGCGCGATGAGCGTCCCCACGACCGGCTCCCCCCTGATCGCGGAGTGGCAGAAGCGGCGCAAGGCGCTTCAGCAGCTCGCCTCCGGCTCGACCGCCGCGCCCACGCCGACCGCGAACGCGCCGATCAAGGCCGACCAGACGCCGCTGCCGAACACGTCGCTGGCGACCGCAGCGAGCGCGCAGGCGCCCACGGCGCCGTCGGCTCCGGCTGCGCCCGGCGTCGCGCAGGCGTCGATCAGCCAGGTCGCCACGCCGCCCGCCACCCCGTCGCTCACGCCTCAACCCACGCCGTCGTCGTGGCAGGGGTCGGGTGCTACGCCTGACCCGCGCGACGCGCAGTATTGGGCCGACGTTGCCAAGCTCGGCCATGAACGCGACGTCGGGGCGGCGCAGACCGACCTTCAGCAGACGCAGGCCGACGTCGCCCGCCGCCGCGCGCTCGAAGACCTGTCGCTGGGCCACGCGCAAAACGAGCGCGCAGCCAAGCAGCAGGCCGCCGCGCAGGGACGCTTCTATGGCTCGCGCCTGGGCGAGACACTCAGCGATGAGCAGCAGAGCTACCTGCGCGGCCAGTTCCGCACCGACGAGGATTACAACGCAGCGGTGAGCGCGCTCGACGTGCAGCGCTACGCGCTCGAACACGGCTACTCCGTGGACGAAGCCGCAGCGCTGGCCGCCGCTTCCTACCGCTGGGCGCAGAACGAAATGAGCAAGGCGCAGCTCGCGGCAATGACCGCTGCCAACCAGCCGCCGCCGCCCGAGGCAGCACCGGCACCGGCAGCCGGTCCCTACGTGCCGCCCGGCTGGACGCCGCAGCAGGCGCAGGGAGGCGCGGGACCACCCGGCCCGCACTACGTCTGGTCGCCGCAGCAGTCGCGGTGGGTCTACACCGGCCCGTCGCCGGGCAACAACTACTACTGGACCGGCGTGGCCTGGAAGAAGAAGTAGATGCCGCTGGTCGATCCCAAACTGCGCAAGCGCATGACCGCCCTCCAGCGGTCGCTCGCACGTCGCACCACCCCGGCGTCTCGGGCGCGCGTGTCGAAGGAGCTGCAACGGCTCGCGGAGCAACGTCGCAGCCAGGTCGAGCTGGGCACCACCTACAACCCGGCAGCTTCCTTGACTCCGCAAGGATTCAAGGGGACGGTCGATTCGCTGGTGAAGGGCGAGGTCGATCCGCTCAAGCGCCAGCGCGGTGCCACGGAGGCGGGCGGCCAGAAGTCGATCGCCGATATCACGGCGGTTTTCAAGACGCTGGGCGAGTCAATGGCAGCCGGTGTTGGCCGGGGTCAGGGCATTGCGCAGCAGGCACTTCAGAATGTGCAGCAAAGCGGCCAGCAGCAGGTGGCGGCGCAGGCCGCAGCCGGTCAGCAGGCGTCGGCGGAGATCGACAAAGACGAAGCGCTACGGGGCGTTGGTAACGCACCACCACGCGAAGCGCTGGCGACCCTGATCGCGCAGCGCGGCGCCGACACGGCGCAGCTCCAGAGCGCGCAGCAGGCGCGTGTCGCGCAGCTCGGCGCTTCCGACGTGGCGCTCCAGAACGCAATGGCCGGATCGGCTGGCATGCAGGGCACGCAGCAGATCAGCCTGGCGCAAGGGCAGCTCGCGTCGCGGCTGTCGGAGATCGACGCGAACATCGCCGACGCCGAGGGTCCGGGGCGCACGAAGATCATCCAAGATCTGCGCGGCTCCGAACGGCAATGGCTGGGCGAGCAGGCCGCGTTCGGCATCGACCAGCAGAAGCTCGCTGCCGACCAGCGCAACAAGCGTGCGCAGCGCGCCGTCACGAAGCGCGGGCAGACGCTTTCACACCGCGACCGCCAGGCCGCCTTGCGCCAGCAGCAGCGTGAGAAGAAGCTGGACCGCCAGCTCAAGCGCGAGTTGAAGACGACCGGCGCTGCCGGTGGCCGCACGCCGTCGCAGATCCGCAGCGATCAGCAGAACCGCAACAAGGCGATCGCAAAGGTCAAGTCGTTCAATCAGGCAAAGAATGGGCGCCTGGCGAACCGCACCGCCAACGGTCGCCGTCTGCGCGAGCAGGCGATCAACGGCATGATGAAAGACTTTGGCTACTCGCGTGCGCAGGCGCGTGCCGTGTTGCAGCGCGTGGTCCCGCTCAAGCGCAAGCCGCAAAAGCAATACAGCGGCACGACCCGACCCCATTAGCGTGTGGCACGTCCCCGCGAGATTGGTAACGCAAAGCGTCCGAGTCGGCCTGGTACTCGCCGACGTGACCGCCCGCGTACTGACCGTTCTACGGTCCCGCTCGGGCCACCACGTCCAACCGGGCCAGCCGCCCGCCCGCGTCGAGATCCATTCGGTTCGCTATCCGCGCCCGCCGCGCGGCTGCGACCGGGACGCGCACTAACACCGCAACAGGCCGACCGGCGAGCTGCTCGCCGTCAGCGGCGGCACCAGCGTCGCGTGCGCGCGATCCGGCGCGGGTTGGCGCCCGACGCAACGCCGCAGCAGGTTCGCCGCGCGAGCGAGCTGGCGCACGCCTACCCCGGCGCCCGCGAACGCGCTGCGATCCCGACTCGCCGCGAGCGCCGTGAGGGCCGTCTGTTCGAGCAATATGCGCGGGCGCAGCTCCCCGGCACCTTCGACCAGCCTGCGACCGGCCTGGAGCTGGCGAAGGAGCGCATCAGGACACCACTTCGCGCTGGTCGCGCCGCTCGGCCAGAACACATACCCGATGATTGGTGGGTCGAGCCGCAGGCGCAAGCGCTGGTCAAGAGCGAGCAGGAGAGCGGCTACCTGCCCGAGAAGGCGCCGCTGGGCTACCAGATATCGCGCCAGGTGGCGCTCAACGCTCTGCTGTTTGCTCCCGGCGTGGGTCCGGGGTTACGGGGTGCCCGGACCCTGAAGGCCGCACTTGCACTTGGTAAGCGGGCCGCTGCCGGGAAGGCCGCAGAGCGCGCGGTGGAAAGCGTACCGACGATCGTGCGCGGAGGCGCCAGGGCGGTGCCGCGCGCCGGGCGGGTGGCGAAGGGCCGCGAGATCATGCGCTCGGCGTCGAGCCTGCGCCGCATCCGGCGCCAGGCGGTGCCGCTCTCGACCCGCGCCGGGAAGCTGGCGATCGGTGCCGGGCCGCATGGTCCGTCGATCGCGCAGGGCACCGGCCAGGCGCTCGCGCACGACCGCGAGACGGTTATCAAGCGCACCCCTGCGGCGGCACTCGGCTCCGTGGCCGGACTCGGCACGATCGTCGCTGCGCCATTCGCGGCAGCTGCGCAGGGCAGTCTCGAACCGATCGCGCAGATGCTTCAAGAGCAGGGCGCGTCGGCGAAGGAGCTGGCCGGGTTCTTCTCCGGCGACCCCAAGACGGTCGAGACGCTGACACGCAAGTACGGGCTGGCTCCGCTGTTGACCGCTTCGATCCCCGCCGCTGTCGGCCTGGCGAAGCTCAAGCCGGTGCGTCGCGCCGCTGCACGTGTGCGCGGGGTGCCGCGCACGTCACAACGGCGCAGGGGGTCGATCCCCGGTATCTCGGCGATCGGCATGCGCGTGATCCGGGGCGACGAAGAGGGACCGCATCACGTGGCGCAGCGGCGGCTCGCCGATGCCGAATCCCACAAGCGCGTGCTGGAGGGTGAGCTGCGCGACTACGAACACGCGGTCAGCGGTCGGCCAAAGAAGGCGGGTGCTGGCCGCTACCAGCTCGGTCCCTACGAGATCACGAAGACCAGCAAGGGCCACTGGCGCGTGCGCCACCACTCCGGCGATACCGACGAAGAGATCGGCATGGAGATCAGGAAGCTGGATACAGCGACGGCGGTAGTTCGCGCTCATGCGAAGGAGCAGCGCGACCTGATCGCTGGTGGCGACCTTCCAAGCCATGAGCAATACCTGACCGGCCTGCGTGACGCTGTGGCAAAAGTCGAAGACCGGCGTAAGCCGCGACCTGGGCCGCGCGACACACAGCGCCGCGTGCCCGGCGAGACGCGCGACACGCCTGCGGTGCCGGTGTCGGAACGCAGCGAAGCGTGGAAGACGGGCTTTGCCGATGCGTCGGCTGGCCGTGTCAGGGACGATCTGAGCGACGTCCCTGACTACGCGAAGGGCCAGGCTGCTTTCGCAGCGAGCAAAGACGAGCTGCGCGCTGCTCACGCGGAGCGCAAGGGCGAGCAGCTCCGCATCGGTGAAGAGCCGCAGCCGATCGTGGAGCCGCCGCGCGACCGCATTGCACGACTCGAACGTGAACACGCCGACGCGCGCAAGAGGGCTGACGACGCTTTCAAGGCGAACATGGAGGGACGTAACCGCTCACCGGCCAGTGTGCGGCGCTTAGAGAACAAGGCCGATGATCTCGAACATGCACTCGAAGTCGCACGCATGGAAGTCGAGCGGCTTCCCGACGAGCAACTGCGCATTGGTGGCGAGCCGGAGT